ACAAGTTCTGCAAGGAACTCAAGGTTGAAACCAAAGAGTTAGGGATTCAGCGCTTAGGCAATCGTTTACTTGGAAGCCAGACCTATGTGATGCAAGAGATTGCCAAGGGGTTGAATGACGACATTCACTTCTTTGTCATTCTCAAAGGTCGTCAGCTTGGGATTACAACGATCTCACTAGCACTTGACCTTTACTGGCACTTTAAGCACCCTGGGTTTCAAGGAACGCTTACAACTGATACGGAAGAAAACAGAGACCAGTTCAGAACCACGCTTGCCATGTACATGGATGGTTTGCCACCGGAGTACAAGATTCCACTAGTCACGCATAACAGGAATCAGATGGTCTTAAAGAATCGATCAAGGCTTTTCTACCAGGTGGCTGGATTAAGGGCTAAGGGTTCGTTAGGGCGTGGTAAAGGTATTACCTATTTGCATGGCACAGAGACTTCTTCTTGGGGTGATGAAGAAGGTTTGGCATCACTGCTAGCGTCGTTGGCTGAAAAGAACCCGAATCGCCTTTACTTGTTTGAATCAACGGCTCGTGGCTTCAACATGTGGCATGACATGTGGACAGTGGCTAAACGGGCAAGAACCCAAAGAGCAATTTTCTGTGGTTGGTGGCGCAATGAACTCTATTCCCTAGAAGCAGACACCAAGGAGTACAAGGTGTACTGGGATGGGAAGCTCAATCCAGAAGAAAAAGAGTGGACGAAAGACATTAAGAAACTCTATGGCATTGAGATCAACTCACGCCAGATGGCTTGGTGGCGATGGAAGATGTATGAAGGCTTAAAAGATGAAGCCTTGATGTATCAGGAGTTTCCACCGACTGAAGACTATGCCTTTGTGATGACAGGCACATCGTTCTTCTCACACTCTCGCTGTACGGATGCTGCTCGTGCTGCCAAAGAATCATTACCTGACTTCTATCGATTCACCCTTGGTCAATTCTTTGAAGACACAACGCTTATCAAGTCCACAGAAAAGCTGGCAACGCTAAAGATTTGGGAAGAACCGATTGACAATGCCTTCTATGTCATTGGTGCTGACCCTGCTTATGGGTCTTCAGACTGGGCTGATCGCTTCTGTATTCAGGTCTATCGAGCCTATGCTGATGGATTAGAGCAAGTGGCTGAGTTTGCAACCAATGAACTCAACACGTATCAATTTGCCTGGGTGATTTGCTATTTAGCTGGTGCTTATCGCAACTCCACACTCAACTTGGAAGTCAATGGCCCAGGTCAGGCTGTCATCAATGAGATGCGTAACCTTAAACGCCAAGCACAGACCTATGATGCTCAAAAGGCTAGAGGCTTAATGGATGTCTTAGGCCACATGTCGCACTATCTCTGGCGGCGTAATGACTCGTTAGGTGGGCTATCGAACTCCATTGGCTACCTCACCACACACTCATCCAAAGAACGGATGATGAATTACTTCAAAGACTACTTTGAACGCGGGATGTTGACTGTACGTTCGATGGAATTGCTTGAAGAAATGAAGTCTGTGATTCGAGATATGGGTGGTATTGCTGCACATGGCAGAAACAAAGATGATCGAGTGATTGCCACAGCCTTGGCAACGGTTGCTTTTGCTGAGCAAGTGATGCCACGTTTGATGGCCTTGCGAGTCACGAAGGCAAAACGTGCTGAGCAAGAGGTGATTCGTGATGAGCCTGTGATGCAAAAGTCAATCAATAACTACCTGAAAGCCATTGGCGTGTAATGCGAACCAAGGCGCAGTTATTGGAAGAGATGCCTAAGTTTCTTGCAGATAAGAACCGAGGTATATCAATTGCCATGTTTGCAGAACTTTGCGGTACGCATCCATCACACCTCATGGATGTCTTTGTAAGAAAGTCAGAACCGTTGACAGAGCGCTTGCAGCGTCGTGTCAATAAAGCCTATGGGCAGGTTCTAGCAGGCGAGATACGCATCATGCAGCGTGGATTGAGGCGCTACATGGAGTATCGGGAGGAGCCTAAGCCTTCTATGGTGAGGCGCTCTTTGATTGCTTGGGATGGGGCAGGTTTTAAGTTAGACATTGGCGTGCGCCCCAGGGCTGAAGATTACCGCCGCCAAGACTTGCAAACCCAAATGAAAGGAAAGCGATGAGCGTTGTTCATGACTACAAGTGCCCTGTGCATGGTTTCTTTGAGTCAAGAGAAGGAGTCTGTCCTGCTGGCTGTACGGATGTGCAAATGGTGTTTCTGCAACCCGTTGGCTTAAAGTCTGATAGCACTAAGCAAGCTGATACCACGATGAGAGAGCTTGCCAAGGATTACGGCATGAGTGACATCAAGTCTGTGCGTGAAGGTGAAGCACAACCTCATGCACTTTTGAATGCTCAACAAAAACAAATGGCGCAAAACCCGTTTGCCGTGCAATGGGGAAGTCCTACGAATGTAGGCAACTACAATCTGAACCCAATTAAGGATGAAACCGTTGGGGGGTTGACAGCGGTTCGCAACTCTGGAGTAAGATTGGCAAGCCCGAAACCAGGCGTGGTAACGCACGACCATGAAAACTTGAAGATTCAATCATGAAAATACCGACAGAACTTGGCGATCGAGAGGCGTTTTACAACGACCTTGTAAACAAGTGTTCTGTCAGTATTGAAGATCGAGGTGGTGAGTACGACTCTTTGCGTTCTTACTACTTGTTTGGGGCAGGTATTGATGCACCGCCTGCCTACTACAACAAGATTTATCCTCACATTGATCAACTTTCATCGTTTCTCTACTCAGCAGAAACCACACGTTTCTCACTAACGCTGGGTGCTTCCATCTCGCCAAGCTACCAGGCGATGATTCCTGCGCTCACGGGCGGTCTTAACGATGAGTGGCTGAACTCCAACGCTGATCAAGTGTTTGCACAAGCCCTTAACTGGGCGCTTTGCTACAACTCAACCTTTATCAAGCTCATCCCTAAGAAGGGTATGCACCCTTACATGGTTGATCCACGCTTAATGGGTGTGTTGCGGGAAGATACGCCTTATACCGACAGGCAAGAAGCACTCGTTCAGATTTACTACATCACAGCGTCTGAGCTATACGCCAGACTGTATTCACATCCCAACAAGGATGAAATCTTCAAGCGCATCCAGATTGGTCAGTCTGAGCAATCCAAGGTGCCTGATGGCATCCAACGTCTGATTCTGTCAGCAACTGACCCCACGATGTACGGTAATGTGAACCTGAACATCGCTGGGATGCAGACCTATAAGCCTCGTGTGATGGAAGAAACCATCAAGATGACGGAATTATGGGTCTGGAATGACGATACTGAAGACTATCAGTGCGTCACCATTGCCGATCCCAATGTTGTGATCTACGACAGACCTGGTGCAAGCATGTTTTTGAAGGGTGAGTTGCCCTTTGTGCAGATTTGCCCCACCCCGCAATACGATTACTACTGGGGAATCTCAGAGGTTGGCCGCTTAGTCTTCCTGCAAGACATGCGAAATAAGCGTATGGCAGAGATTCTTGACCTGTTATCCAAGCAAGTAGCACCGCCTACAGCCTTAATTGGCTTTACAGGGCTGCTTGATGAAAAGAATTTCGCACTGAATCGTGCTGCTGGCCTGCTTACAACGGATATGCCTAATGCCAAGGTCGAGCAAATGGCACCGTCTATCCCTAATGATCTGTTTCGAGAGATCGATCAGATCGACAAAATGTTTGAAGAAGCCTCTGGCATTGTCAATGTGTTGCAAGGAAGAGGCGAATCTGGGGTTAGAAGCGCTGGTCATGCCTCGCAATTAGCGCGTTTAGGGTCTTCCAGGGCTAAAAAACGGGCGTTAATCGTTGAAGATGCGCTTGAAAAAATGGCAACACTCTATTTGAAGTGCATGAGAGTGTATTCAGATCGTACTTACACTGATTTGAACGACCAAAAGTTCATTGCTGACCAATTTACTGATGATTTCGTCGTCAAAGTTGATGCACACAGCAATTCGCCCATCTTTACCGAAGATTTACGTGCTTTAGCCTTTGCGCTGGCTGATCGGGGTGCCATTACCAAGGAAAGACTCATTGACATCCTTGAGCCACCCATGAAACAGCAGTTGAAAGAGGATTTGAAGAAGATGCAAGCGGCGCAACAGGCTGCACAGATGATGCAAGCCCAACAAACGCCACCTGATGCTGCACAACCGGAGGCTTTATGAACGACAACGCTGAATCATCGAGCAATCAACAGAATTCCTACCGTTCACAAGGTGATCAACCCCGTGTAACGGAGACTGATTTGCGTCAAATGACGAAAACACCGCGCTTGCAGTACCAACGCGCCCCTATGAACCGTACGGCATACCGTAGTGAAGGAAGGAGATACTGATGTTTCAGCGAAAAATGTTGCGTCGTAGCCGTCCGTCACGCCGTTAAACTTGACAGACGGTAAGTAAACGCTTACAAACCGTCCGAAAGGAACCAATATGGCTGTTTCAACGGAAGAAATCCTCAAACTTATTCGCGGCAATGGGAAATCCAAGGTCGAGGTTGAAGTCGAGGGTAAAGAAGACGAAGAGATGGAAGATGAAGAGAAGCCTGCGCTGTCTGGTGCAGAGTCTCCTCCGATGGCTTCTCCCATGTCTACCCCTGAACCCAAGAAGGGTGAAGAGATGCAGGGCCGCATCGATGTACAGCTTGGCCTTGGCATGTTGATGGGTGCTTTGCAGAAGTTTCCCGATGATTCAAAAGAAGCCAAAGCATTGACCGATGTCATCCGCAGTTTGGGTTCAGCGTTTGGCGAGATGGATGCCAAAGCAAAAGAACTTGCACCGGCTGACATCATGCAAATGATCCAGACACTGCCGCAAGCTGGTGGCGCATCGGCTGAGATGCGTTCGATGGCTGCGTCACCTGTTCCTGGTACTGAAAAACCCCCACTCCCTATTTAGGAGCCTATGATGGAATTGTTTAAGCCTCGCGCTGGCACGATCCGCAAACCTCTGGATAACCAGCAGCAAAATGGTCAGGTCTACAACCCACCCCGCTATGACATGTACGGCGGACTTACGGGTGCTAACAAAGTTTCGCGCAACAAGATGACGCTCAGCAAGCCTGGCGACACCAAGCGCGTTTACTAATCTTTTTGAAGGGCTGAACGATGTCTCTCGAATCATTAACCTCCGATGCAAGAGATGAGCTGGCTGCGCTTGCAAAAGCGTTGGCTGAAAACCCGAAAACTCGCAAGGAGTTTTTGAAGCTCACTAAAACTGCACATCCCGACTTGCCTGTTCCTGAGATTGAGATCGAAGAACAGACAAACCGTGCTATTTCAGCGCAAGAGGCAAAAATTGCCGCTTTAGAAGCAAGACTTCGTGAGAAAGAGGCGAAGGAAGAGTTATCCCGTCGCCGTAACACGCTCAAAGAGAAAGGCTTTGCGGAAAATGATGACGACATCAAGATGATCGAGAAAATCATGGTTGAAAAAGGCATCAACAACCATGAGACTGCGGCTCAGTACATCATGCAAGAGAAGCAGCTCGACCGTCCAACGCCGGTCTTTAATGGCTCAACCATCATCAACAAGATGGGTGTGCAGAACTTCTTGAAGAATCCGGTGGCGGCTGCGCGAGAGCAGGCTGCACAAGCGTTCAATGAGTTGCGCGGCAATAGCCGACAACGACCCATTGGTTTAGGTTAAAGGGCTGTTTCTTAGGA